GGTATTGGAGTCAATGGTAATTATTGGAATCCTAGTAGCGCAGCAGGAACTGTTTATCCTACATTAAGTGGTTTACCTACTTGTTCTGCTCCATCATTAAGTGGAATTAGCACATCAAACTTATCAGATACATCTGTATATGCAAGTTTCTCAGTAACAAATACAAACAACGGATCTATTTTAGATTATTACATGGATATATTTACTGATTCAGCTTGTACTAATAAAGTTGGAACAATTTCATCTAATAGTGGTACATTTACAGGATTAAATCCTAATAGAACTTATTATATTAGAGGTAATTCTTCAAATGCTGCTGGTAGAAGTTATACGGCTGTTAAATCTATTACAACTACCTTTACAGATCCATCTGCACCAAGTAATTTAAGAATAGAATGTAGTAATCCCGAACCAATTATAGCTGCTGATTATACATTCAAATGGAATGCAGCAGGAGCTGGTTCTACTGCAGTAGCAGGATATAGATTAAGAATATATAAAAATGATGTTGAACTAGAATGTATTGATACTGAATCAACATCTACGGAATATACTATTAATGCAGCAGCAAAAGGATTTGCTGTAGGAGATAGATTAAAGTTTGGTTTATATTCTTATTCAAAAGACTGGGCAGGAAATAAACATTTTAATGGTGGTGGTTCTGGTTCAGCTCAAGTTGTATCCTCAGCAGTGACAATGGTATCAGATAAGTTTATTTACTTATCAGAAAATGGAGGAACCTTTACTAAATATAAAGTTTACATAAGTGTAAATGGAGGATCCTTTACAGAAGTAAAAAAAGAAAAATTAAAAATAATCAGTTAATAGGGAGGTAAAAATATGAATTGGACCTTATTAGATGTAAAGGATTGGATAATAGGTATTGCAGGATTAATAACAGCTTGTAAAATTATCTGGGATATAGCAAAAAAACCTGGAACTAGACTTAAAAATGATGAAAAGGATATTGAGGGTTTAAAACAAGGATTAAGCGCTATGGATAAGAGAGTTACAAAAGTAGAAGCCAATAATGATAAAATAGAAATTATTATTGAAAAGCTTAATAATTTAACAGCAATGTATGCAAATCAAAACCAATCATTAAATGTCAGTTTAGAGGAAAGAAAATTGTTAATAAATTCAAATAGAACAGTTATTAAATGCGTTTCAGCATTAATGGATGAAAAGGATCCTAAACAAGGAGATCTAAAAAAAGAATTAGATAAATCCTTAAAGGATCTAGATGAGTTTATTACTAATCAATCTCATAAAAATGATATAAACATATAATATAAATAATAAGGAGGTAAAAGATTATGGAGTATGCTCAATTAATAATTGTTGCAATCTTAATTGAAGCAATATGGGAAAATCTTAAAATGATTTGGAAAGATCGTAAGATTAGTTTAAATACTATTGGTGTATTAGTTATATCAATTATAGTATGTTTACTAGCTAAAATAGATATATTTCCAATAGTTGGATTATCCTTATCAGTACCTTTTGTTGGATCTGGTCTAACAGGTATAATTGTTTCAAGAGGTGCTAACTTTGTAAATGATTTATTCGAAAAACTAAAAGTCAAATAGTAAAGGAGGAGATTATTATGGCTAAGAAAAAAGAAGAAGAAAAGAAAGAATTTACTCTTCAAGAAGGTCAAGTAGTTGAAGTAGAATATGATAAAGATATGGTACAAGACTTTATTGATCATGAAGGAGAAATCCTAGAAGGAACAGGAGCAGAAGGTGATGATGTAGCAATTTATGGTACTCAAACAACTGTAAATACTGATTCTATGGAAGAACTTTTAGGGGAAGGAGCTGAAATTGAATATGTTTGTGAGGAAAACTAGACCTACTGCAGGTAATAAATATTTTATAAGAAAAGCTAACGGTGGATATAGTTCTTGTATTCAAGGAAGTCCTACTGATAGTCAATGTAATGTATTGTCTAACTGTGTTGGATATGCATGTGGAGCGTTCAATGAAGAATGCGATTTAGGATATGAAAAATATCCATTAAATTGTAATGCTGAAAATTTTATAGAAAGAGCTATTGCTCATGGTTTAAGTGTTTATAAAACACCAGCTGTTGGAGATATAATTTGTTGGCAAAAAGGTGCTACATTATCTGGATCTGATGGTGCAGGACATGTTGCAATAGTAATTGAAGTTATAGATTCTAATACAATTAGAACAGCTGAATCAGGTTGGGGTTCAAGTAATCCTTGGTATATAGTAAAACGTTCTAATAGTAATGGAAAATGGGGAGCAGGAAATGGATATAGTTTAAGAGGATTTATTAGAAATCCTAATTATAAACCAGAACCTACACCTCAACCAACACCAAGTGATAAATTCAATATTGGTGATGATGTAGTATTAAATGGACCTATATATGTAAGTTCAAATGCATCTAGTCCTGCTAATACAATTAAAAATAAAGTAACAAAAGTTACTAGAAAGAATCCTGGATCTGCACATCCATATAATACAACAGGAGATTTAGGATGGTGTGATGAAAGTTCATTAAGTAAATATGAACCAGCTCCAACACCTACACCTGAACCACCAAAACCAGAACCTACACCAGTAGGACCTAAGTTTGCAGTAGGACAAAAAGTAAGAATTAATATTAAATCTTCAGGTTATGCTGCAAGTGCTGATGGTACAGGACAAGGTGGTAGAAGATATAAAGTAGCAAATGGATGGGTAAGATTAGTTCTTAAATACCATAGTGGTAAACCATTCCCATATCAAGTTGGTAATGCTACTGGAACAACTGGATTCTTCAAAGAAGAAGATCTTCAAGCTATATAAAATTAATTAAAAACCTTTCTTAAAGAGCCAATTAAGGCTCTTTTTATTTTAGTTATGTCGTATAATATATATAGCAGTAAAATGCTTAAAATATCAGTAAATTTCTGCTGATATTTTCTTTAGCGAAAAAATTTATGGTTGACTTTTTCCATAATCTGTGATATAATATATATATAGAAAGGAGGAGAGAAGATGTACGATTCAAATAGTTGGTATTCAGTTTATTATCACTATATGCATTATTATCCAAGTGATATAGTTAAATTAGAAATACCAGGTAATTTAATGGAAAGAACATTAGAATTACTAAAGAAAGATCCAAGGGTTGTAATTGGAGATATTAAGAAAATAGAAAAATAAAGGTAAGGTAGGTTAAAATGGAATTTAAAAAGTTTAATGCTAATCCAAAAGAATGGAAGCGCGAAGGAGACTGTGTTGTTAGAGCAATAACAACAGCAACAGGAAAGAAATGGTTAGAGGTATATAAAGAATTATTTGAAATTGGATATAAAAAATGTAGAATGCCTAATAGCCAAAAAGTATATGAAGATTATTTAGGTAAAGAAGGATGGATAAAACAAAAGATGCCAGTATGGTATGATGCATTTGGAAAACGTCATAGATATACTGTGAGAGAATTAATTGAAGAACATCCTGATAAGCGAATGATTATTTCAGTAGCAAATCATCTTACATTCGCTGATAAAGGAACATTAATTGATACCTGGAATTGTGGAAGCAAATCTGTAGGTAATTATTGGACAAAGTAAGAATGAGGAGTTTATCTCCTCTTCCTACTAATAATTTTTAAAAGAAAGGATATAATAATTTATGTATAGTGTAGGAGATCTTGTATGTGCTAATTATGCTAACTTTAATGGAGAAGCGCATGTAGGAATATTTTTAATAATATATGATGAATCAGAAGATAGAGATGTATTAGGAGAATACAATGTAACTTGTTTAAAATGTTCTAGTCAATTAACAGCAGCAAGTAGATATGCAGTAAGTATTGATATGAAGAAGAATCCTTGGATGGAAAAACCTGGAGCAATATTAACAAGTAAAGTTCATACATTAGATAAAGTAAATAATATTTATAAGAAATTAGGTCATTTAGATAAAGATACATTAATGAAAGTTTATAAGCAATACAATAAATATGTAAATGAATCATTAAGACAGGTATTGGAGGAATTATAATGTTATATATAAGATATGATAAACCAATGAATCAACATCAAACTAAATATTCAGCCTTCATATCTTTTCAATGGAATCCTTTTTATGTAGAAGAGATTAAAAAGTTACCAATTAGATTTTGGATCCCAGAAAGAAAAGAATGGGAGATTCCAACAACATTATTATATAGAGTTAAAGAATTTGAACCTTGTATAACAGAATTAAACCAATTACAAGAAGAAAAGAAAGAGATAGGAGAATTAAAATTCAAAACTCCTTCATTTCCACATCAAATAGATGGAGTAAAATTCGGAATTGAAACTCAAAGTTGGTTATTAGGAGATCAGCAAGGTTTAGGTAAGACAAAACAAATGATAGATTTAGCTGTATGGAAAAAAGATCATGAAGGGTTAAAACATTGTCTAATCATTTGTGGGGTTAATAATTTAAAATATAATTGGTTAGATGAAATAGATAAACATAGTTATGAAAAAGGCAAAGTAATAGGATTTACTAAACCGGGTAAAGAACCTAGTATGAAAGATAGAATGGAAGATATTAATAGTAAACCAGAAGAATTCTTTTGGATAACTAATATTGAAACATTAAGATGTACTAAAGAAGGTAGATTTTATAAATCAGAATTTGTAGATAAAATAAATGAATATATTAAATCAGGAGATTTAGGATTAGTAATAGTAGATGAAATTCATAAAGCAAAGAATCCTACTTCTGCGCAAGGTAGAGGTTTATTAAAGATTAAAGGATGTCCTAAAATAGGATTATCAGGTACATTATTAGTTAATAAAGCATTAGATTTATATGTACCATTAACCTTTATAGATGCTTTAAACATGGGATATTATTCATTTAAAAATCATTATTGCGAATTAGATGGATGGGGACATCCTTGCGGCTATAAGAATATGGCTGAATTAAGAGAGATAATGAATAATAATATGCTAAGAAGAACAAAAGAATTATTAGATCTACCAGAAAAGATTCCAGTAGTTGAATATTTAGAGATGTCTAAAGATGAACAAAAACTTTATAATGAGATTCTAAATGCAACTAAAAAAGAATGTGATAAAATATCTAATCCAACAATGATATTAAGTAAATTAATAAGAATGAGACAAGTATGTTGTCATACTGGATTAGTAAGTACTAAAATAGTTACTAGTTCTAAGTTTGAAAGGTTGAAAGATATTTTAGAAGAAGCTAAAATAAATAATGAAAAGGTTATTGTATTCTCAATGTTTAGAGAATTAATAGAATTAGCTTTAAAAGAATTTGAAGAATATAAACCTCTTCATATTTGGGGACAAATGAATCAATTAGAATTACATGAGCAAGTTCATGCTTTTCAAGATAATGATGATTTTAATGTGTTATTTGGAGTAATACAAGCAGCAGGAACAGGTATAACATTAAATAAAGCATCTACTGTTGTATTTCTAGATTTACCTTGGAATAGAGCAACAATGGAACAAGCAGAAGATAGAGCTCATAGAATTGGAACCAAAAAGTCAGTTACAATTATAAGTCTTTTAATGAAAGATACTTATGATGAATATTTGAATAAAATGGTAATTGAGAAAGGAGCACTAGGAGATATTTTGATAGATGGAAAAGATCCAGCTGAATTCAAAAAGTTTCTTAGATGCATATTTAAGGAAGGAGAAGATGTATAATGGAAAAATATACTGCTGAAGATATAGGTAAAGAATGTGGAGTAAGTGGTGGAGCAATTATAGCATTTTTAAAATACAGAATTGAATATGGATTAGAAGTTCCTAGTCCAATTCCATATGAAAAATCAAAATATACTTTCACTAAAGAAGATGCTCAAACAATTGCAACATTATTTAAAACTCGTAAAAAAGGTGAGATGTCTGAATATAATTATAGACATAATTACGGTAAATCTTTTAGAGAAAAATATAAGAATCCTAATAGACATGCTCAAAAACAAACAAAAAGCGCTGAATAACAAACGAAACATATGAAAGCGATAAATTATATTGATTTAATAAAAACTCTCGTTAAAAGCGATTTAAACGCGAAATAAACGAGGGTTTTTATGTCGTATAATATATATGAGGAGGAAAATTATGGATTTAGAACAATTAAAATCTGCTTCAATAGAAGAAGTAGTAGATGAATTATGGCGAGTAAGAGATGAAAGCAAAAAATTAAAAGCATTAGAAGATGCTTGTAAAAAAAGAATTGAAGAAGATGGAAGAAGTGAAATTCAAGGTAAAGATCATCTAATGAAAGTATCTATTAGATCTAAAGAAGTATTTAATGAAGATGCATTTATAGAACAACTAAAGAATGATCCAAACTTTGATGATACTATTAAAGC